CGGCAACGTGATCCCGACGGTGCGGCGGTACGGCAACGGCGGCGGGGGGGCGGGCTCCCGCGGGCGTCCACCCCCGGCGGGCTTACCCGGGCCCCACGGGAGGCTTCAACGCCTCACCCCTTACGCCTCACCCCTCACGCTTTTTAGATAGGAGCCAATATGGCCAAGAATTACGTGGTGCAGACCCCGCTGTTGCGGGATAACAAGATCATTCCGGCGGGCAGCATCGTCAGCATGGACGATGGGGAGGCCGCCGCCCTGGTGGCCATCGGCGCGGTGCTGGCCGTGGTGAGTGCGGCGGCAGCGATTGACCTGTCCGCGGCTTCCTTGTCCCCGGCGCCCGGGCCGGCTGACGCTCCGTTGGCGGGTGCTCCGGTGGCGGGTGCGCCGGCTGAACCGGCTGTGGTTGCCGATCAACCCGCCGCCGTTGCCCCGGCGCCCGCGGTCAAGCCGAAGAAGTAGGCCATGTCTTACGCGACCCCGGAGCAGTTCTCCCAGGCGTTTGGCGTTCGGGAGGCAACGATGTTGTCTGACCGCTCGGACCTGGGGCTGCCCGATCCGGCGGTGATCCAGGAAGCCCTGGATCGCGCTGCGGCCGAGGTGGATTTTGCGCTCTCGCAGCACCATGCCTTGCCGTTGCCGGCGCCTACCGTGCAGCAGTTGCACATGCTGCGCCAGATGGAGTTGGATATCGCCCGCTATCGCCTGACGGGCGCCAGCGGCGTATCCGTCACCAGCAGCACGGAAACGCGCTACAAGGAAGCGCGGGAAATGCTGGACAAAATCATGGCGGGCAAGGTGTTGATGTCCGGCACCGCCGCTACGGACGGAACGGCGGCCGGCCTGTCGCCTACATCACTGACGGCCGGCGAGGCCGAATTCGATGCGCGGGACCGGGTTCTGGCCCCTGGACTGTTACGCGATTATCTGGGGGGGTAGCCATGCTGGGGGAACTGGAAGACGCCATCCTGGCGCGCATACGTCTCTTCAATGAACAGCCGGGCGCGCCTTACCGCCTGCGCACCATCGAGAGCTACGGCGGCCAACTGGACGAGGATACGCAGGAGACCTATCAATCCCCTGCGATATTCGTGGTCCTCGCGGGCATGCAGACTCTGGCCCGGGTGAGTGAGCGCACTTCCCGCGACAAGCTGGACGTGGATATCTACTGCGTCGCCTACAACAACCGCAATGAGCGGTCACGGCGCCAGGGCGACAAGACGGAAGTGGGAAGCTACCAGTTGGCCGAGGACGTGCGCGCCTTGCTGGAAAACCAGAAGCTGGGCCAGCCCATCAAGCCCTTGCGCTTTTCCAGTTTGCGCCCGGAATTCGTCGCGCGAAAACAAGATGGACAGCAGGCGCGCAGCATCCTCCGGCTGTCGTTTTCCACTGAGGTGGTGATCGAGGCGGCACTGCCCGATTGCATCCATCCGACGCCAGACATGCTGGCAGGTATCAGTAGCGGCTTCTATGTCCGCCCCGGGGGCGAGGTTCCTTTCGCCCAAACCCAGGTGGACCTGACGTAAGTCGGAATTTATCCTGACCCGGCACCCGTTTTCCAAACGGGTTTATTCCTGTTCGTCCCGAGTGTGCGCATAAGCTTCCTCCTGTAGTTTCCATCCACGGAACAGGAGTTGCCATGAGCGAAATGCTGCGGGTCAAAGCGGCCCCCGGCCTGCGTTTGCCGAAGGAGGGCAAGCCGCGGGAGTACATCACCGATCAGGAGCCGGAAGAGGTTTCTACGTCCCACTATTACCGGAAGGCTCTGGCCGATGGCGACCTCATCGCCGTCCCGCGGGCGCCTGAGGCCAAGGGCCAGAAAGGGGGCGCATGATGGCCTCGCCGAATATTGCCTTCGACACCATTCCCGGCTCGCCCCGGAAGCCCCTGGCCTATGCTGAGTTCAATACGCGCATGTCTCGGCGCGGCCTGCCCGGCAACCCGCAGCGGCTGGTGATCCTGGCGGCCATGCTGGCGGCGGGCAGCGCCGTGGCGAATATGCCCCTGCCGGTGTTTTCTGATACGGAGGCTGGCGCCGGCGCCGGCTACGGGTCGGTGGCTCATCTCATGGTGCGCGCCGCGCTCATCGCCAACCCCTATGCCCAGATCGTGCTGGTGCCGGTGCCCGATGCGCCGGCCTCGGCCGCGGCCGTGGGCAGTGTCGCCCTCGCCGGAACGCCGTCCGCCACCGGCCTGGTCTCGTTGTTGATCCACGGCGTGCGCGTGGATGCCTTGGCTTCCCCCGCCGATACACCCACCACCCTCGCCGCGGCCCTGGCGGCCACCATCGGCAACCTCCCGGATCTGGCGCTGACCGCGACTGCGGCCGCCGGCACCCTGACCTTGACGGCGAAGAACAAGGGCAGCGTCGGCAACGGCATCCCGCTGCGCGCCGTTGTCACGGCGCCCGGCATCACCGCCACGGTAACGGCCATGGCCTCCGGCACCGGCGACCCGGACATCACCGCTGCGCTGACGGGCATTTTTACCGCCGGTTACCAGATCTACGCCTCTGCCTTTGCGGATGCCGGCAACCTGGCACGCCTGCGGGACCATTTGGACAGCGTGAGCAATGCGGTGGAAATCCGTGGCGCCCATGGCTGGTGCGGATCGGTCGGCAGCATGGCCACCGCCATCAGCACCAGTGCTGCGCTCAACGCCGGGCGGGTGGGCTGTGCCGCGTTACGCAATTCTCCCTCGGCGCCCTGGCAGATCGCTGCCGCCATGGCCGCCGTGGATGCCTTCGAGGAGGATCCGGCTCGGCCGCTCAACACCCTGCCGCTCATGGGCATCCTGCCCCCCGGCGTTGGGGACCGCTTCAGCCGGACGGAGCAAGAAACCCTGCTCTACAACGGGGTGACGCCGCTGGAAACGGGGCCTGGGGACAAGGTGCAGATCGTGCGCGCCATCTCCACCTACACGGTGAGCGCACTGGGGGCCCCGGATGAGGCACTGCTGGATATCACCACCATCAAGACCCTGGACTACTTCCGCATGACGGTGGTCAATGACCAGAAAATCCGCTTTGCCCGGGAAAAGATCACCGATCGTACCTTGGCCGCCATCCCTGAGCGCGTCTACGTCATTGCCTTGCAGTTGCAGGAGCTGGAGATGCTGCGCAATGTGGAAACCTGGAAAGCGGGATTCTTCGCGGAACTGGATGGACAGAGTGCTACCCGGGTAAATCTGCGCGTGCCGGCGCCGGTCGTGCCCGGCCTGCACATCCTGGCCAGCCGGTTCGATTTGATTCTTTAAGAGCGTGAGGGGTGAGGGGCGGTTTGAGTGAGGGGTAAAAACCACGCGCCGCAGGCGCGGAAACTTCGACGCCTCACCCCTCACTCCTCACCCCTCACGAATTTCAAAGGAGCGTCCCATGGGACTGAACACGAAAGAATATTGCGGCACCATCATCTTTGCCCTGGATGGTCAGGAGTATGAGATCAAGAGCCTGGATGACACGGCCAAGTCATCCGCCAAGCCGATCAAGACCATGAACCGCTCGGGGGAGCCTTCCGGCACGTCCTGCGGTTCCTGGGAGTATGATCTGAAGGTGGAAGCCTACATTCCCCTGGACGGCTCGGAACCGGACTGGAAGACGGTCAAGAACGGCACCGTCACGCTCTATCCCCAGTGCGAAGACGCCCAGGGGCAACGCGAGGTGTATACCGGTTGCCGCGTCACGGAAATCGGGCGCAAGTCGTCGGTGGACGATGCTACTACCCGCAGCATCTCCCTCATTGCCACCGGCCATCGGAAGCTCTGACATGGATCTGCTGACCCGACTCAAAACCGGCCGCGAGGCCGTGCGCGTGGTGACCCTGGACGGCGTCACCGTGGGTTTCCGGCTGCTGACCGATGAGGATTACCGGGATGCTGGACTGGCAGCGGCAGCGTTGCTGAAGGACGCAGGCGAGGCGGATGTGCGCCTGGCCACGGCCGATCTGCTGGAAGAGGAAAAATCCACCTGCCTGCTGTCGCGGTTTTTGCTTGACCCGGCGACAAAACAGCCCCTGTTTGCCACCGTGGGCGAGGCGCGACGCGCAGTAACTCGGGAATGGAAAGCTGCGTTGTTGGCGGCTTACCTGGACTATGAGCGGGACTGTTCTCCATCCGCCCGTACCCTGGACGGCGCGGATTTTTCGGCCCTCCTGGAGGAGGTAAAAAAAAGTGCCGGGGCGACGGATTTGAGCGCTTCAAGTTCCGCCACGCTGAGAAAGCTCATTCGTTCTTTGGCCTGCCAGCCTGCCGCCTCACCGACGGGCAATGGCTCTACCTGATGGGAATGGCGCTGGCGGAACGGGAAACGGAACCGGGCGAAACCCGGCGGCGCGAAGCCACTCGCCGCCTCAATGACCCCGTGACAGCCAGCCGGCGAGCGCCCGAATAGGGAACCAGATCAGGGTCAAGACCAGACTCAGGGCGGCGGCGAAGATGTCCAGGGCGTAGTAGAGCAGCACCAGCCCGAGACCGAGAGCCGCTATCGTCAATATTGCTTGCCAAGTTTGCATTTGAGACTTCCCCATGTCGTCCCTACATGATCTGGTAATGAGGTTAGTACTTCTGGGCGGGCAATTCAACCCGGACCGCGAGGCGAAGAAGCTCGACGTTCTGAATGCTGCGGCAAACCGTTCCAATACCACTTTGCATCGCATGGGCGACACCATGCGCAAACTCAATGCCGAGTTGAACGGGTTTTCCGCGGTCACCAAGCTGGCGGGGATGGCCGGTGGCATGGCCGTGGCCCAGGACGCATTCAGGAAGAATCTGGACTTCCACAAGAATCTCCTGGAAATGAAGCAAACGGCGGGCATGAGCACGGCGCAGATGGCCTCGGCCAAGGCACGCTTTTTCGATATAGCACGAGAAACCCTGCAAGGCCCGGCTGAGCTTCTGGAAGGCATGAGGGCATTTACATCAGCGGGTGAACAATATTCATTTGCCTATGCCGCCATCGCCGAGTCCGCCCGGGCGGCGACCGCCTTTTTCTCGACGCCGGCATCTATTGCCAGCATGGACGTCGTGTTGAAACAGAAGATGAGATTGCGCGCCGATGAGTTGAAGGATGCACACAACATGGCGCTTTATCACGCCCGCTCTGGTCTTTACGAGACCAAGGCCATGTCCATGTTCGCGCCGGTCACTCTGAATACCATGGCAAGCGTCGGGCTGACCGACATGGCTGGTTGGAACCTGCATGGCGCCCTGACTCAAGAGCTGATGAAACTGGCGCCTACGACAGATCCTGGCGAGGTGAAAACGTACCTCGAACACTTCTTCGGGCACCTCACTTCGCCCCATTACGTCAAAGGTTTGGCAAGCAAGGGAATCAACATCAAAAAGTGGATGCCGGGCGGTGCCTTCGGTGGACTGGATGCGTCTGGGAAACCGGTGGGGGGGCAGAAAGCCGTTGTTGCCTTCCTGGGATTTCTGGACGAAATGCGTAGCAAAGGAATGGCCGATCCCTTCAAGATGGGTGAAGCGGGATTCAAAGAGATGTTCACCGCCAAAGCCGCCATGCAATCCCTGAAAAACGTGGAGTCACTGCGCGAAGGCCTGCGCCAAGGTTACGGTTCGGCGAAAGAAGACCTCGTGGGCCCCGCAATTGCTGAAATAAAGGAGGCTAGCTTCGGCAAGGTAAAAGCGGCCGAGATCGAGGTCGAGAAAATGAAACTCGGGGACACCGCGACCCAGGGCACGGGGGTGATGGCCGGCGCCATGAAATGGGCTGGCGACAACCCTTTGAGTGCGGCTGGCCTGGCGGTTGGTGGTGTGGTGGGCGGTCGTTGGCTGTTACGCAAAGGCATCCCGCGTCTGTTTGGTGCCGGTGCCGAGGGTGCCACAGGCGCACTATCGGCTGCGGTTGGGCAGCGTGTTTTCGTCACGAACTGGCCTGGCGGCGGTCATATTCTATCCAGCGCGGCCCTGGGCCAGAAGCGCAATGCCTTGGTTGATGCGGGCTCTCACGTGGCAGGAGGCGCATTGCCGGCCGCTGGCCGTATTGCTGCTGGCGCCTTGGTGCCGGCGGGCGGCATTACCGCCGGCAGCGTGGCCTTGGTCGCAGGTGCCACAACAGTGGCCGGGGCAGTCGGCTGGTCCATCGGCTCTATCGTTGCCAAGGACATGGAAGGCACCGAATTCGGCAACGACGTGGGCAAGGGCGTGGCGGTGCTTCTGGCCATGCTGGGAAACCAGGATGCCAAGGACGCGCTGAAAGCCGATCCCAACAAGAATGGCGTCTTGCAGAGTATTTATGAACTTCTGTCCGCCGAAGCTCGGGCAGATGCGATTCGCAAAAAGAATCGTGAGGGTCTAGATACCAGTGGAGAAGTTCACGTCCAGTTCAATCTGGACGGCCGCGTCCTGGCCGAGGCGGTGAATCGCGCCAATGGCGCCGACAGCCGGAGACAATAATGGCCTGGACCACAACCCTCCTGCCCGCCAGCTTTCGCGGTGTCCCGTTCGATTGCGTTGCCACCTCCGACGATCAGCAACGAGCCTTCGCGCAGCACGATTATCCCTACGTGGACGGGGGCGAAGTGGAAGACCTGGGCAGGATGGCGCGGCGCCTATCCGTGACGGCGGTGTTCTGGGGCGATAGCTACGAAGCGGCCCTACAAGGTTTCCTGAAACAGTGGGATACACCCGGCGCAGGCGAGTTGGTGCATCCGGTATTCGGTGCCCTGAACTGCTTGCTGGTGGGCGTGCGCGTGCCCCACGACGGTGACCAGCCGGACCACACCCTGGTGACCCTGGATTTTGTCGAGTCACAGATCAAGGCGCCGATGTTCGATCGCCAGTTGCCGGCTTCGAAGATTGCCGCAGTGGATACCGCCGGCGCACAAGTCACGGCCGCGGCCGGGGACGGCTTTACCAAGAAAGTCCAGGCCGGCTTGAACGATGTGCGGGGTTTCAAGGCCCGCATCACAGCGGCCATGGCCGGCATCAACGGCCAGGTGGGCGCGTATCTCTCGGCTCTCGGCCAGGTGCGGGGCGTGGTGCGCGAGGGGCAGACCTACGTGGCCAACCCCCGCCTGTTCGCAGATGACCTTTCCGCCGGCAATCTCTCCCGGGTGCAGGCGCTGTTCAATCCCGTGGATCTGCGTCTGCGCAACCCGGACTTTTCGGCGCCGGCGGCAACGGTGATGTTGGCCGCCGCCGATCCGGCTACGGTGGTTCGATCTCGGGCGTTGGACACTACTAGCATGGCGGCCATCTGGAACGGGCCGCGGGACCACTTGGCGCTGCCCTTGCCCTCCGGTGGCCAGGTGGATGCGGACGCGCTGGTGGCCGCCCTGCACGCGGCGGCTTGTGGGGCGGCAGCAGCAAACTTGCTCGAAACGAATATGGATACGCGTACCCTGACGCCGGCGGACATCGAGCAGGTAGCCTCGGATGTACGCCGCGTGATCGTGCTGGCAATCACAGGACAGCGCGCCGCTTATCCGGCCGTCTCAGATCACCGCCCGGCGGTGGAGGCCCTGAAAACCCTGGCCTACGCCATACAGGAGGCCGCGGCCGCATCCATTCAGTTACGACCGCCCTATCTCCTGCGCACCACGACGGCGGACACCAGTCTGCCGCTGTTGGCCCATCAGTGGTACGGGAATCACCGCCGCAGCTTGGAACTGCTGCGCCTGAATCCCGGTGTGCGCCACCCGAATTTCATTCCCGTGGGTGAGCCAATCCGGGGTTACGCACGATGAGCGACGAAATCACACTGGAAGTGGGCGGCGTGGCACACGGTCGTTGGGAGAGCTACCGCGTGGACGCGAACCTGCTGACTCCGGCGGACGCCTGGGAACTGAGCTTGTGGGCGGAACCCGAGGATCCTTGCCGGCTCATAACGACCCGCCTGCCGCCGAATGTCTCTGAGGGAGCTGCCGTCCAGTTGCGCTTGGGCGGCGAGTTGATCCTGTGGGGTCTGATTGATGCCATTGATGAACACATGGACAAACAGGGTCATGGCCTCTCGATCAGCGGCCGGGATCTAGGCTCTCTGTTACTTGATTGCTCGGTACCTTTGTTGCAATTCCAGCAGATGACCCTGACCCAGGTGCTGAAAAAAGCGGTGGCGCTCCTGGGTATCAGCAAGGTAGCCTGGCTGGCGGAGCCGATGGCGCCGCGGCAGAAGCTGCACACGGAACCTGGGCAGAGCGTCTGGGATTGGCTCAAGACGGCTTGCGAGGCGAACGGTGTGTGGCCATGGTTTGCCCCGGACGGCACACTGGTGATCGGCCAACCGGATTACACGGCGGCGCCGGTGGCGGACCTGGTGCTGCGCCTGGATGGGCAGGGCAACAACGTGAAACGCCTGTCCCGGCACAAGTCCATCCATGAGCGTCACTCCGAGGTGACAGTGTTGGGTCAAGCGGCGGGTGATGGCGATGGCGGGCAACATCGCGTGACGGGGAAAGCAACAGACGCCACCGTGCCGATTTTTCGGCCGCGGCTGCTGCTGGATGGCAACTGCGAGAGCATCGCATTGGCGGAAACCCGGGCGAAGAAGGTTGTTGCGGATGGACGCATGGCTGGCGAGCGTTGGGAGGCCACGGTCAAGGGACATCGCATCATCGGCACCGATGGCAAGCCGGGTTCGCCCTGGGCTCCCGGTGTGCGAGTGAATCTGAAGGCCGAGCCTTTCGGGGTGGACGCTGTCTACTATGTAATAGGGCGTACCTTCACCCTGTCCCGCTCCGGAGGCCAAGAAACCGTCCTGAAGTTGATTGAGGACGGCAGTTGGGTGCTCAATATGCCCAAGGTGAAGGGCAAGCGCCGCCGCGATTACAGAAAGAAAAATCAGAAATACGCTCCACCGGGCGGTACTCCATGAAGCCGGCGGATGTGGATGCCAGAATCTGGCGTTTCCTGGGCGGCGTGCGCGGTCCGCTGAAGGGAAAGACGACGCGCCTGTCGGCTGGGCGGCGCGTGATGGTTGCCCAGGCGGAGGGCGTCTCGGGCGAGATGTTCCAGGGCGCGGAGGTGTTCCAGCATTGCGGCTTCCGCTCCGTTCTTCCTGCCGGTACCCAAGTCATCATCTTGCCGGTGGGGGGGTCAAGTGCCCATGGTGTGATCGTGGCCAGCACCAACGGCGCGGGGTTTTCCGCCGACCTGGCGAGCGGTGAATTGCAGATTTTCAATGAAACCGATGGCGCCCGGATCACCTTGAGGAACGGCCGCCTGGTGGAGGTGGATTGCGATTTTCTGCATATCCGCGCCACCGCCTCGGTGACGGTGGATACGGTCAATTTCACGGTGAATGCCTCGGCCGCCGTGGAGCTGGCCACGCCCACCAGCCATACCACGGGCCATCTGTCGGCGGACGGCGAGATCACGGACCATGCGGCAAGTAGTCCTCGCACCATGAGCGGCATGCGGGATGCGTTCCAGAACCACGACCACAACGAATTCGACGTGGTGGGCGACCCGACCGGGAAGCCCAATCAAACCATGTGAGTGAAGGGCTTTTATTCGCCCTGCCATCACCCCAGAGCCACCATGCGTGCATGGGATACGGCACAGATCAGCGGATTGACCCCCTCACCGGGGATTACGACGGGACGCGCATCAGCGACCTGTCGAACGCCATTTACCTGCGCATCGTCACGCCCCTGGGATCCTGGTGGGGTGATCCCGCCCTGGGTTCCAAGCTTCACCTTCTGCGCCGTGAGAAGGATGTACCGCGCATCCGCGTGCTGGCAGAACAGTACACCCGGGAAGCGCTGCAACCCATCCTTGACGACGGCCGGGCGGATCGTCTGGACGTTGTGACGGAATGGCCTGGCGCCGGCCGCCTGAATCTTCTGTGCAGCGTGTTCCAGGCCGGCGAACTGGTGGCCACGTTCTCTCATCCGGTACAGGTGTCCTGATGCTTCCCGTCCCTGACTTCGCTGCGATCCGCGCTGCCATCCTGGCGGACATGAAAAACCTGAATCCTGTTGCGGTTGTGGCAACAGATTCGGATGCCTTTGTGCGTGCCAGTGCAACAGCCTCGGCCATCGAGGGCCTGTATCAGCACCAGCAGTGGATTGCGCGCCAGATACTGCCCGATCAGGCGGACGATGACAGGGTGGCACGCATGGCCAGCCTGTACGGCCTGGCCTTGAGACCGGCCGTCGTTTCTGCCGGCAGTATCGTGCTGACCGGAACGGCGGGTGCTCTGTGCCCGGCCGGGGCGGAGGCGGTATCGGGTTCCGGTGTGGTGTTGGCCACGACCTCCGAAGTTGTGGTTGGCGCGGCCGGCAGCGCCGTGGCGCCGGCTTCGGTGCTGATGCCCGGCGCTGCCGGAAACCTGGCGGCGGGCACGGCTCTGACCCTCAGATCGGCCCCGCCGGGACTTTCCAGTCAGGCGGCGGTGGCGGTGCTGTCCGGAGGCGCGGATGCCGAAACACCGGATAGCTTGCGCGCCAGACTGCTGGCCCGGCTTGCGGCGCCGCCCCATGGTGGAAGTGCTGCGGATTACGAACAATGGGCCATGGCAGTGCCCGGCGTGGTGGCCGCGTATGTGTACCCCCTGCGCCGCGGGCCGGGCACGGTGGACGTGGTCATTCTGGACGCGTCCGGCATCCCCGGTTCCGCCCTGGTGGCCCGAGTCCAGGCGTACCTGGATTCCGTGCGCCCGGTGGGCGGCGGGACCGACGGCTGTTGGGTGCTGGCGCCGGCGGCCGTACCGGTCGCGGTGACGGCCGCGCTGGTGCTGGCCAGCGGCTACACCCTGTCGGGTGTGACGGACTCGATCCAAACTGAATTGGCCGGCTACTTCGCTGCCTTGCAGCCGGGCGAGACGGCGGTCAGGAACGCGCTCGGCGCGATTCTGGCCAACACCGCGGGGGTCAGCGATTACGTCCTGACATCGCCTGCCGCCAACGTCGCTGCCCTGGTTGATGCCACTCATGTGGAACGCTGCACCCTGGGCACGGTCACCCTGTCATGAACCACGCCGATCTGCTCAAGTTGCTCTTGCCGCCGGTCAGTTATGACCCGTCCGGGCCGCTCCTGGGCGCGGAACTGGCCGCCGAGGGCAGAGCGCTGGATGCGGCCCAATCCGGCGCCAGTTCCCTGCTGGCGGAGATGGACCCGCGCAGCGCCTATACCCTGTTCTCCGATTGGGAACGGGCCTTCGGACTGCCGGACAGTTGCGCCGGCGCAGATCAATCCATGTCGCAGCGCCGGGCCGCCCTGGTGGCCCGCGTCACCGGCATGGGCGGGCAATCCGCGGAGTATTTCATGGCCCTGGCCGGCGCCGCGGGCTACGCGATCACAGTGAGCGAATTCACGCCGCATTCGGTGGATGACGATGTGGATGCTGGCCTGATGGATGAACCCTGGCGCTTCGCCTGGCAGGTCCATGCGGCGGCGGTGACCGTGCGCGAGATCACCGTGGACGAGGATGTGGACCAGACCCTGGCGTCCTGGGGCAACGAATTGCTGGAGTGCCTGATCCGCCGCTATCAGCCGGCGCACAAAGTCGCGCTGATTAGCTATGGGGGGGCGGCATGAGCGATCCCCTCGTGCGCCAGGCGGGCACCCGCCTGGATTTATCCTTCACCCCGGGTGAGAGCCTTGGGCCGCTGGAATTGACCCTGCGCACCCCAGACGGGGCCGTGGTGGATTTAACGGGTCTCTCGATCACGGGCTGGGCCGGCGGAAATAGCGCCTGGTCGGTATCCATTCCGACCCCGGAGAATGGTGTTGCGCTGGCGTCCCTCGGGCCGGATCAGACCCGGCACCTGCCGGCCGGCGCCGAATGGTTTCTGACCCTGACCTGGTGGGACGGATCGGTGGCGGTATTGCTGTTCGGCGCGCTGTCGCCCCTGTCTGCGGGAACATCCGGGCCGGTGACCGTGGTCGTGGCGCCCGTCGCGCTGCAAGTGACACCTCCCGTGTCGGCACCCGCTCGCCTCGTCCTGATCCCCGGCCCGCCGGGACCGCCCGGGCCATCCGAACCGGGCTTCACGTATGCCCAAAACAATCCGTCCGACACCTGGCTCATTGCCCATGCCCTGGGGCGCTACCCCTCGGTCACGGTGGTGGATTCAGGCGGTTCCACGGTCATGGGCGATACGACCTACCACGACGGCAACAGCCTGACGCTGCATTTCGCCGCGCCCTTCTCCGGCACGGCCTATCTCAATTAAGGAGAGAGAGACCCCATGAAACTCACCAATCACCTGGACTGCAACCAACTCGAAGCGCGTAACGCCGTCCTGCACAACCTGGCCACCGCGCCCTCAAGTCCCAAGGTCGGACAGATTTACTACAACACCGCCGGCGCCGCAGCCTTCATGTGGGACGGTACGGTCTGGATCAGCCTGGATGCCCGAAAACTGGTGGGCGTGATTCCCCTGGCGGCCCTGGCCGTGTCTCCGGTGGCCCGGGCAAACCACACCGGAACCCAGGTCGCTTCCACCATTTCCGACCTGGCCGCGACGGTGCAGGCGTACAACCTGGGCCAGTTCGCGGCGCCCGTGGCCGCCGTGTCCTGGGGTAGCCAGCGCCTGATGAATCTGGCCGATCCCACGGCGGCTCAGGACGGGGCGACCAAAAACTACGTGGACGGCGCCGTCCAGTCCGCCGCCGCCGGCATTGACTGCAAGCCCTCGGTGCGCGTGGTGGCCACGGCCAACATCACCCTGTCCGGAACTCAGACCGTGGACGGCGTGACGCTGGCGGCCGGAGATCGGGTGCTGTGCGCCGGGCAGACCACGGCGGCACAAAACGGCGCCTATGTGGTGGCGGCCGGCGCCTGGAGCCGTTCAGTGGACGCGGACGCCACGGGAGAAATCACCCCCGGCGCCTTCTGGTTCGTGGAAGAGGGCAGCACCTACGGCAAGACCCAATGGCGCTGCAACAATACCGGTGCCATCACCCTGGGCACCACCGCCATCACCATCATTCAGTTCGGCGCGGCATCCCTGTACGCAGCCGGCAACGGCCTCTCCCTGACCGGGGCAACCTTCGCCGTGCAGTTGCCAGCGGCGTCCGGATTGGCCGTGAGTGGTAGCGGCTTGGCCGTGGATACCGCCGTGGTGGTGCGCAAGTACGCGGCCACGGTGGGCGACGGCGCCAGTACCAGCCTCGTGGTGGCCCATAACCTGGGCACTCAGGATGTACAGGTCTGGTGCCGGGACAGCACCACTCAAGCGGCGCTGCTGGTGGATTGGGTCGCAACCAACAGCACCAGCATTACCTTGTCGTTCGCCGTGGCGCCGGCCTTGAACTCCATCCGCGTCGCCGTGCAGGGCTGATCCATGCTCGCCTGCTCGCCCATCGGCTTGCCCTCTTTGCCCGTGGCGTTGGGGGCCACGACACCCGTGCCTCCGACCGGCGCCGGGGGCATGTGTTGGTCCAGTCTGTACGGCCTACCTCTGATCTGGAACGGGACGGCTTGGTCAGCCTTCACCAGCATCGGCAGTCTGCATTCATCCACGGTCGACGATGACGTCGACTACCCGATTTACGAACTCTGACAGGAGATACCTCTATGGATCGTGCCTATACCTCCGGCGCCTCGGCTACGCCACCGACGGCCCCCAGTGCCCCCAGCATCGGTTATCCCCAGGCCGGCAATCCCGGCGCCGGCACCGCAGCGACCAAACCGGGTTCGTACTGGTATCACATGATTACGGAAGAGCTGCGAGCCATTATCACCGCTGCCGGGCTGACTCCGAATCATAGCAGTCTGGTCCAGGTTAAGGCCGCCCTGGACGCGCTGTACGCCCCCGTGACAATGCTCCCTCAACAGGCTGGTGAGGTGTGCTGGTTTGCCCGCGCCACGGCCCCGGCTGGGTTTATAAAAGCAAACGGCGCGGCGGTGAGCCGGACAGCCTACGCCGCGTTGTTTGCCGCAATCGGTACCACGTTTGGGGTGGGGGATGGCAGCACCACCTTCGCCCTGCCGGACCTGCGCGGCGAATTCGTGCGGGGCTGGGATGACGCACGGGGGGTGGATGCAGCTCGGGCGCTGGGATCGGCCCAGCCGGACCTCCTCAAATCACATACTCATACAGTTATTGCCACCGTGACGGGTGCAGCGATGACGCCCACGTCCGGTGTCTATAACTGTCTGTTAGCGACCGGCCAGGAAAGTTACGCTACAGGCGGCGCCGAAACGAGGCCGCGCAACGTCGCGCTGCTCTGCTGCATCAAATACTGATTCGAGGGATTACGACATGAAAAAAATCTACCACTACCACCCGGAATCTGGCGTGTTGAACGGGGTGGCTGACGCTGATGAATCTCCTCTTGAGCCCGGGCAATACCTGATCCCCGCGTACGCCACCGAGATTCCACCCCCGATCGTCGCTGATGGTCAGCTTCAGCTTGCGGTATTTGACGGCGCCAATTGGGTAGTGCGGGACGTGGTGCCCCCCCCGCCGCCCCCGCCGCCATCCGTCGAGCAAATCCGGTCCGCACAGCGCGCCGCGCTGGTGAATGCCTGCCAGGCCGCAATCACGGGTGGCTATCTCTCGGCAGCCCTGGGCGCGCCTCACACATATCCCAGCGCACTGCTCGATCAGCAGAACATGGCGGCATCGGTGTTGGACTCGTTACTGGGGAAGCCGGCGGAGTGGACTACGCCGTTCTGGTGCGCAGACGCCTCCGGTGTCTGGTCCAGGCGCCCGCACACCGTGAGTCAGATACAGCAGGCCGGAGGCGATGGCAAAGCATGGGTCGTGGCGCAGCAGGATAAATTGGCCGTGCTCATGACCGCGTTGGGGGCTGCCCAGTCGCCGGAAGAAATCGCAGCGGTGTTCTGGTGAGATGAAGACGGTGCGACCACCAGAGGTGCTGTAACACCCCAGGTGGCCACCTCCCGCAGATAGAGCCTGCGTTCGGCTGGGAGCAGTACGAGCGCCTGGCTGAGGTGATGCGGACATGC